CCATTAGGATGAATTAATGTTTCTTTATTTCCAGTTTCTGGAGAATCATTACCATCATTCAAAACAGCTAAAGTTGGTTTAGTAATTGCGCGTTTAAATGAACCACTAAATAAACCAGTACCAGCAGCATAGTGTTCTGGAACATAAGATAAAGTCTTACCATTACCACCATATTGTCCAAAAGCACCATTTTGAGCTTTGAAACTCTTGTTAAATTTATGACCAATACTACCTAACCAATTACCAATTGTTGAAGTAATACTACTCCAAACTCTACCAACAGACTTTTTAAAACTGTTCCAAGCATCTAATGTCTTACCAGTTTCAGCATTAACTGCTTTTAAGTGGTCTTTTGATTGATGTTTTGCTTCACTAACAACTTGAGAATGTTGCTTTTCAGCTTGACTCTTAACACCTCTACGTTGCTTTCTAGCAGCACTAACAGTATCATTATAAGTGTTGTTAGCAGAACCAACAATATCATTGTATTGATGTTTGCTGATTGTGTGGTTTACATAATATTCTTCTTGAGCTTCTCCAATTACTTTATTGCGTTTCTTTTTAGCAGCAGCAACAGTCTTATCATAAGTGTTATTAGCATTTTTAATGGTTGACTTCATTGCTTTGTAAGAGTTAGAAATTAATTTAGAAGCCATCGAATCAGAAATTTTACCAGAATCTTTTTTGAGTTTAGTCATGATTTTCTTTTGGGTGGCTGAATTTCTTGAAAGAACTAAACTCGTTTTACTTTCTGCTCTCATCATTGCAGACAAACGATTTTTGTTTTCTTGTTGTTCATCAGCAGTCATAACTTCTTGGTGGCGTTTGTTTTCACTTCGAATTGTATCGTTTTGTTCTTTTTGAACTTTTGCTATTTTCTTAGCATAAGCTTTTTTGATCTTAACAATACCAGATTCGCCCCAAAGATATTGACCATGGTACTTAACGTAATAACCTTGTGTTAATTTTGCAATATCACTATTACGTTTACTCTCAAGACTAGTTGTTTCTTTATTGTATTTTTTATTTGTGCTACTTAAAACTTGGTGATGTTGTTTGTTTTCAGTTTCCATTTCTTTGGCGAAACGTTTATCAACACTAGCAAGTTTTCCAAGTGAAGATTTAGAATTTGAAAGACTCTTATCGTAATAATCCTTACCACGCTTAAGAGCAGTCTTTTCTTCACTTTTACTCATAAATCCTTGCTTAACAAGACTATTTAAATCTTTTTTGGACTTTATTTCTTGTTGAGCAGTATAAGATTTTTCTTGATTCATAATAGACTTGTAAATAGAACTATTATGACTTAAAATACTCTTAATGGATTTGTTTGAAGAAGTTCCGGCCATTTCATCAAAGCCAACAAGAGATTTGTTTAGTTCCCCTTTAACTTTTGATGCTATTCTACGAACTTGTTTGGGAATTCGTTTTTCGGCTTCATTCAAATTAGATTCAAAAGGCTTAACACGTTTAGCACCAGAATCGGATTTTCCACCGGAGACAGGACCCGGAGTACCCAATAGATTTTGAGCTTCAGCTTCCCCTTTTTTGGCTTTAGTTTCATTTTTATTTCTATTAGCAACAATATCAGATAATTTTACTTTTTTAGCGAATTCATCACCAATCACCGCGCCAATACTAGCACCCTCGGGACCACCAAGAACCGCACCAATACCACCACCAACAGTGGTTCCAGCTATATGCCAAAGAGATTGTCCACCCTTTTTAGAATCAATACCATCTTTAAAAATGTTTGCACCACTTTTAAATGTATCACTAATAACAGGAAGCCAAGCCCCAATAGATAATACTTTAGAGAATACCCCAAAAAATTTTAAAGAACCGGACTTAAAGACACCTCTTAATTTACCCAAAAATCCTAGGTGTTCTTCGGAAGCATCTTTTTCAATGTTACTCATTGCTCTTGTGTCTTTAGCAACGTTTCCAACTCTATAATCTTTTTCAACATGTTTTACATCTTTTGTACCCTTTTGGGGAATGTCATCTTTACCAATGTCTTCAACTGAACCACCGTTTTGAGCATCATTAACAGCTCGCCATGAATCAGCTAGTTTATTAACGGCATCAATTTGAACTTTGATTAAATCAGTTTGTTCAGTAATTTGTCCGTCTTGTTCACTGGTTGACTTAGAAAAGAATGACTTAAACCTTGCAAAACCTGTAAAAGCATTCCCAATGTTCTTAACAACAAATCCAAACCCAGCAGAAAAAGCTGCTATTGTTGGTAAACCAAGTGCAACAATATCAATAATTCTTTTAGTTGTTGGAGACATTTTGCTAACAGAATTTAAAATACCGGCTGTCCACTTAGAAACTTTAGTAATAATAGGTAAGAAATCAACAGCAAGTTCAATTTCAACAGCGTGATACGCTTGAATAAACTTTTTCTCTTGTGTTTCAGCGTTTTGCATGTTCTTTTTAGAAAGTTTTTGAACATAATTAAGCTTGTTTGAACGTGCAACTTGATCGTTTAATTTCTTTAACTTACCTGCATTATCCATTAAGACAGCAGCAGAAGCTTGACCAGTCTGTCCAAAAATAGTATGAATGATATTCATCTGTTTAACTTTGGACAAGCCTTTTAAACGATTGTGAAATTCCTTGAAGATAGTTGCGATTGGCAACATCTTACCTTTTGAATCTTGTAAAGTAATGTTATATTTATCTAACATTTTTTCTGCATCAGATGTTGGTGAAATCAAACTAGAAATTGTCTTACGCAATCCAGTACCAGATTTATCAGCTTCAATACCGTTGTTGCTTAAAATACCAATAGCGGCGGCTGTTTCAGACATCTTAATACCGGCAGTATGGGCAGTTGCACCAACATAACTCATCGCAATACCAGTATCAGCGAAGTTTGAACTTGTCATATCAGAAGCATAAGCCATTTCGTTAACAGCTTTTGTTGTGTTATGAACCATTTTACCAGTATTATTAGTACGCATACCAAATGATTCCAAAGCGTTAGTTGAAACATGCATAACATCATTCAAATTGTCGCCAGATGAAGCGGCAGCTTGTAGCAATGGTTTCATTGCGGCAATAGTTTCATTTGAAGTATAGCCACGTTTGATTAATCCTTGCTGTGCTTGAGCAATTTTATATTGTGATTGTCCATAAGTAACAGAAAGAGAACGAGCTTGCTCTTTCATTTTGCCCATATTTTTATTTATGCTGGCATTAGTTTCATCATTAGATGTTACTAACAAGTTCTTAGATTTAATAAAAGATCTTTGTAATCTAGTAGCTTGTGAAATACCACTCTTAACCATGTACCCCAGGCCTAAAGAAGCAAGTCCTGCGCCCTTAGATAATTGTAAAGCGGCATCACCAACACGTGTCATATGGCCTTTCAATACACCCAAACGATCACCAAAAGCAATTGTCTTCTTAGATGCACCACCAATACTACTATTCAAAGAACCAATTCTCTTGTTTGCAGTATAAATTTTTGTACTAAGTTCATTCACTTTTGTTGCTTGATCAGCATATTGTTTGCTTGTTTGACCGAACTTATTTTTAACATAAGTTAATTGTTCTTGTTCTTTTTTATATTGAGTGTTTAAACCAGAAACAGAAGCCTTTAATCTTTTTAAGTCAACAGCTTGTGCTGAAAATTCTCTACCTTGAGCCTTTAATTTATTGACAAAAGAACCTGTGATACTTTCAAAATTTTTATTCTTCTGATTAATATCATCTAAACCAAGTGCAAAACGATGTTGAGAATCTTTTGCTAGATTTAAACTCGTTTTTAATTTGTTGATTCGGGTTTCTTGTTCCTTAACAACAACAGTATTGTCTTTTCCAGAACGTGTCATTGCCTTTAAAGCAATTTCTTCACGTCCTAATTCATCCTTTAAATCAGAAATACGTGTTCCATAAAGACGAGTTTGTTCACCCGTTGCTTTAGTAGAATCTCCTTCTGATTTTAAAGCACTAATACTAGACTTCATTGCATTTTCGGAAGCTTTGTGTTCTTTAGTTGCTTCTTGAATATTTGTATTATAACGAACCATTGCTTGAGAAGCTAGTTGTAATTGAGCTTTTTGTTTAGCAAGTCTAGCAGTTCCCTGTGATAATTTTGCACTCCATTGTTCTTGTGTTCTATTATCAGTATCACGATTCTTTTTTGAAATACCTAAAGAATGAGCTAATTGCTTGTTATAAATTTCTTGTTGTTTAACAACATCATTTAAACCTTCAATTTTAGCTCGTAATGCTTCTGCTTCTTGTCCATTGGCTTTTAATGTTGTTGCTTGGGCTTTCCAAGTATTGTTAGTATTTCGGATTTCAGAACTAATCGTTCTTAAACTCCGGAGCATTTGTGCATCATTAATACCAATGTCATAAATTAATTTACCACTCGCACGTTCTCCTGATGCCATGAATTAAATCCTTCTTTCATTGAAAATAGATTAAGTTAAACCAAGACCAGATAACATGTCACCAAGTGATTGCTTTGCAGAAACAGGTTCTTTAGCAGATAAGACTTCTGTTAACTCGAAATAATTTGTTTCTTCAAGAGAATTTAATTCTCCCATGTTATTCTGGATCAGTGTTTTCTCCAGATTTCTGATGTACTGGAGCATCTGATTCGGGGTCACTTTTTTGCGCATCTTGCGATTCTTCGGATGACATATCAATATGCATAACCTTAGTTGAAATTTGTTGCATTAAGTCAGTTGCATCTTCCAAAGTTAATTCTTCGTATTTATTTTGATATTTCTTACCTTTAAGTCCTAAAATATCCAAAGTAAATGATTCAACAAGTTCTTGCGTCTTCAATTGATTTTGTAAATATTGTTGATAAACATCATCTGTATCTTTGTCGGTGTCTACCTTGTCATACTTATCAATCAGCATTTGAACATTCAAAACTCGCTTCATGTTTTTAATATTTTCTTTTACTTCAATTGGTTCTTCAATTCCTAATACACTTGCATTAATTTTTACGGTCATATTTATTTCTCCTCGGTAATTTTATAGTGTATAATATTCAATTATATTATATGTATGGCGAAAATTAATTCGCCTATGAAAAATTATTTAGCGACAATAGTCGTTGAATTATTTGTGGTTATTACACCGTTAACACTAGGGCTTACTCGGGGTTGTGGGTGTTGTAGATGTTGCTCCGGGGAATACTAATTCTAACCATTTATCTTCAGCATAGGTTGCTTGTCCCGAATTAACAGCTGCATAAACCTTCTTATCAGACTTGCGGTTAACAGCACCAAAGGTAACACTATCCGTTGCCATTTGTTCTGTGTCCGTATCAGTCCGTAATTCATGTCCTTCTGGTCCAAAAGTTCCTTTAAGAACAGCAAAATGAACCAAATTACCCTTACGATCATGTGAAGTCATTTCAAGTGCTGAATATGGCGCACGAGTGTCCGTATCAATAAATGATGCACCTGAATCAGTGTCAGTCTTCATACCAGTCAAATCATTCAAGACAGGATCTGGAATATCATTGGCAGCAAGTGTAACTGAAACTGAACCTGAACCCTTTCCTGATTCCTCAACAACCATATCTGAACCGTAAACCTTGTTCATAGTTGGAGCCAAACCAGAAATAGCGGCAGAAATCAAACCTTCTGATGTAGAAGCATCAATCTTAAAAATACCAGTGGGACCAAAGTCAGCTGCGTAATCTTTTGTGTTGACTGTTTCGTCTGCGTCATTTAAGATGGCAACACGAGCAGAATCAGCACCAACAGTTTTTGCCATGTGTATATCTCTCCTTTATTTATTAAACTAAAAAACTCTTTCTTTTTCCTTCTGAAAATGGAAGGTAGTAAATAATTGAGACGTTTGTGGGTCACGGTCTACCTGACCACCTAAAACACAAAACCATTTATTACTTTCCATTAATTCTAATAGCGGATCTTCAACAGTTGTTTCAGTATCATAATCTACCGACAAAGGGTAAAAAATCTGAACTTGAAGCAAGCCAAGCTTAGTAATATAACTATCGCTTCCGTGCTTGTTAGACGGACGGTTTGAAATCTCCGTAATTAAAATTACAATTTTATTGGAAACAGAAGATTGAACGTCCGATGGCGTGCTATAAGCGAACACCATTAATGGATCAACGTTCGGAATATTTCCGTTCTTGATAATATCACAAACCTCTTTCGCAATCATTTAAAAAGCCCCTTTTCCGCAATAATTCTTTTTGCAGTTTCGCCCTCTTTTTTGAATATTTCATCAAAATCAAGAGTTTCAAAAGACTTTTCAAACCAAAATTGAGGTTTCTGTCGATAAGTTCCCCAATTAGTCCAACGAGCAATTGGAGCAGCCTTGGAAGTGAAACCGATATCTGTACCACCATCTGGGTACTGATTTGGTTTGTGAGTGATGTAATCTCTCAAGTGTCCAATTGGTTTTCCAAAAAGTTTTTTGTTTTCGGTGTCATCATTTTCATCGTATGGTGTATACTCATATAAATGTTCTTCGATATTCGGAACAACCGATTCAACAATTTCAGAAAGTTCTTTACGAGTTAATACCAGATTCTTTAATTGATTCAGTATTTCATCTTCACCTTGAACAGAAACAGTAGGTGTCGCACCTGAATGAATCTTTTCAGCTGACGACTGAGATTTTACATAAACCAAAGATTTCACCTCCTAACCATTCTTTTGTACAAGTTTCAATGATATTAAATCATATGTTACAATCAATGAAGGGTCTGGAACAATGTAAGTGACGTGATAAATATTTCCTCGATAACGAGCTGAATAAGAATTATAATCACGATTAGGATGATGTCTCACAGCAACAACAATCGTATTTTCATTGTTCAGTGTCGGGTTAGAAATAAGCATTCTATCTGAAACTCGATAGGGTGCACAATGCATTGTCCAAATAGCTGGAAAATTGGGGTCTGGAACATGGTTACCATTGGGTAACTCTTTCTCCGCTTTTCCGAATTCCACTTTGTCCTTCATTCTCCATAAATTAATTTGTCCTAATTCAGCCATAATAAATCATCTCACAAACTAGGGTTTCTAATACCACCAAAGATTGAATCTAAGCTTGATGAATTATTAAAATTAGACTTAGTTGCACCATCTCTATGAAGATAATAGTTGGTAGCAAACTCTAAAATTATTTGGTCTTTGATAGAATTAAAATAATTTAAATCAGCTCCTAGAAATTGACCATTGGCTTGATTTAAATATAAATTAACAGTGGCAGTTGCTCTGTCTAAACAACCTTGTACAACATCTTGTTCATCGTCATCTGCGTTGAGATGTTCCATTAAGTCCGAAATTGTAACAGCCATTAGATCACCTCATTAAGCTACGGCAGTAACAGTAACAGCTACAACAGCAACCTTAGAAGGATCATCAACAGAAGCAACTGTAATATTCACTGTACCAGCGGCAATACCATGAATCGTACCGTCTTGGTCCATTTTTGCAATTGATTCATTAGCAGATGTAATGCTATATTCGTTAATT